TTATTAGAAAAAACAAGATTTGATGAAAACGATGTAGTTACAATTAAGTTAATGTCAGGCGAAGAAGTTATAGGTAAATTTGTCAGTGATGATGAAAAACATTTTACATTGGATAGGCCTTTAATGTTAGCTATGAGTCAAAAAGGAATAGGAATGGCTCCTATACTAGTCACCGTGAATCCAGAAACAAAATTAAGATTCAATAAAAATGCAGTTATAGTTGCCGCACATTCAGATGACGAAATTGCTAAACAGTACATATATCAAACTACAGGTATTCAACCTGTAACTAACGGAGGGATAGTTTTATAATGCCATCAGTAGCTAGAATCGGGGATACTATATCAACTGGGCACGGGTGTGATGGAACAACTACATTAACCAGTCCATCAACTAACGTATTTGCTAATAGTAAAGGTATAGAAAGACAGGGAGACCCTACTGTCGTTCATCGTTTAACAGGTAGAGGTTGTTCAGTCACTCATACTGCCGTTATAAATGTAGGATCTGGGAACGTGTTTGTAAACAATAAAGCAATCGGAAGAGTTGGAGATTCAGCCGATGCCGGTGCTATTACATCCGGATCACCAAATGTATTTGCCAATTAAGTTGACTTTCGACCAACAAATCGTTATGTTTAATTCATGAAGAAAAAAATTATTTTAACTGATGCCGACGGTGTAATTTTAGACTGGGAATGGGCATTTAGAATTTGGATGCAAGAACGAGGATATAAACTTATCCCTAATGGGCATTACAGCTATCACTTTCACGATCATTTCGAAAATTTAACTCAAGAAGATTCTAAGAAAATGGTAAGAACTTTTAACGAAAGTGCTGCCATAGGTTTCCTTCCTGCATTAAGAGACGCTGCACACTATGTTAAGAGACTACATGAAGAACATGGTTATCAATTTCATTTAATCACTAGTCTAAGTAAAGATGAAAATGCACAGCGTCTTAGAGAAATGAATATAAAAAAAATCTTTGGATCTAACACATTTGAAAAATTTATTTTTTTAGATACTGGCGGAGATAAAGACGAGGTTTTATCTAATTATAAAGACAGCAACTTATTCTGGATTGAAGATAAGCCAGAAAACGCAGATGTTGGATACAAATTAGGTTTAAGATCTATTTTAATGGAACACGGACATAATATGAATCATGCGTGTTCTTATCCAATTGTAAAAAATTGGAAAGATATATATAACATTATAACCCAAGGAGAAAATAATGAGTAAGTATCAAGAATTAGTAGCATTAGTAGAATCAATGGAAGGCGACTTCGAAAAGTTTTATGACAAAGGTGTAGGCAGTGCTGGCACTCGTGTGCGTAAAGGACTACAAGAATTATCTAAGTTTTGTAAAGATGTGCGTAACGATGTAACTGCTGTCAAAAACGAACGTAAAGAATCTAAAACTAAATAATTTATAGGAGGCCAATATGGGTTATAGAGCTAAAACAAAAACCAAAGCAGCAGCAAGACGTGTTTTACGTAGAAAAGGAAGAATTTAAAATGGCTAAAATACTTAGAGAAAGAGCAGCAAAAACAAAAGCAGCATCAAGAGCTAAAACTACGAGAAGAAAGAAGAGCAAATAATGGCTTATTCGGATCAAGTTGTAGACCACTACGAAAATCCACGTAATGTTGGAAAACTTGATAAAGATGATCCAAGCGTGGGCACCGGGTTAGTTGGTGCACCTGCTTGCGGAGATGTACTTCAACTTCAAATCAAGGTAGAGGACAATGTTATCACAGATGCTAAATTTAAGACATATGGTTGCGGTTCGGCGATCGCATCTTCGTCGCTTGTCACTACGTGGCTTAAGGGAAAGAGTCTGGATGAGGCGAATTCGATTAAGAATACCCACATTGCGGAAGAACTCGCGTTACCTCCTGTCAAAATCCACTGTTCCATATTGGCGGAAGATGCAATTAAAGCAGCATTAGCAGATTATAAATCAAAAAATGATACAGCTAACAGAAATAGCAGCGAAGAAGGTACAGCAACAACTATCTAAAAGAGGTCGAGGCCTTGGCATAATGATTGGTGTAAGAACCACCGGTTGTTCAGGCCTCGCCTATAAATTAGAGTATGTTGATAATCCTCCGGTAACACGTGATTATATGACATACGATAGCAATGGAATAAAAATTTGGGTCAACGGCCGAGACTTACCATACATTGATGGAATGACTATGGATTGGCGACGTCAAGGTCTCAATGAAGGTTTTGATTTTATTAACAGTAAAGAAAAGGACCGATGCGGTTGCGGTGAATCATTTAGAATCTGACTATGTGGACTAGAGAAGATACCAAAAATTGGTTATTTCAAATAGAGCATAGGATAGAAGATTTTGAATATTATCTAAAACAAACCGAAAATTGGTGCGAGCTTCATGGCATCATCAACGATGCACAGTTGTTTATGTGCTACACAATGACCATTGTTTGGGTCAGTTATATGAGAGGCGAAAAACTAACCAAAACAGAAGTATTTGAAATTTTAGGATTCGAACAGCCTGATTTTTCGAACGACTTATATGAATTGGGTATAGAATTTCAAGACCTCGATCACGAATCATTGCTATATAAAGTGTGCAAAAATTTCGCTGAAGATTGACATTTACCAAAATTTGTAATATAATACATGTTTTAACACTTCAGGAGACATATTTTGACTATGCATTTGGAAGGCCCGTGGCTATCAACTACAGGCAAGCGAAAAGGCAAACAGAAATTTAGAAATTCCGAAGAGGCACAAAAGGCAAGACAATTGGACGAAGATTGGAAAGAATTACAGAAAAAATGGGGCTTTGAAGCTGAACAGAAGCGTAAAAAACGTGCGATGTCAGCAAGTACTTACGTAGCACCGAAACCGTTTCATAGAGGTGCAGATCAGCCCAAAATCCCAAGTTTACCATTTACTGGTGGTGCTTGTACTAAGCCTGAACAAAAGGTTTATACAGGTACAAAAGTAAAAGGAATCGGTACTATGCACAAGTCTAATGCAGTTCCTATCTTCAGTGATGAAGAAGCAGTTGACATTAGCAAAATGCGTAGATAATTCATTTTCAATCGAGATAATTAATTAACGGTTTGAAAAAAGAGAACTTATGGCCCTCGGATTTCAGCCCACAGCAGTTTTTAATATTTTTTGGACGGCTGGTGTGTAGCGATACACATTAACTAATAGGAGGATTTAACTATGGAAAAATATCTAAGAATTGGTATGCTCGTGCTGGGCGTATTCTTAGTAGGATCAGCAATACAGGCTATTACCAAAAATCGTATAGCCTACTATAAACAAGTCGAAATAGCTACTCAAGCAAAAATTGAAGCTAAAAATCGAGAACTTGTTGCTCTAAAAGATAGAGAGCGTCAATTAGAATGTTTGGCAAGAAATGTTTATTTCGAATCTGGATCAGAAAGTTTCGAAGGAAAAGTGGCAGTGGCCCAGGTTACTTTGAATAGATCAAAGCATCCTAACTTCCCAAATGATATTTGCCAAGTAGTCTACCAAAAAACATATTTTGACAAGTATGTTGTTTGCCAATTTAGTTGGTACTGCGAGAATGGTGGCAGACCAAAAATTAAGCATCCTGAGTTGTACAAAGAAAGTTATGAAGTTGCTAAAAAAGTTCTTTTGGAAAACTTCCGCTTATCTTCAATGAAAGATGCTATGTACTTTCATGCCGTTTATGTTAACCCAAATTGGGGTAAGGAACGGATTGGTGTAATCGGTAATCATGTTTTTTATAGGGATCGAAATGTCAAGAGTTAATAGATGGATCGAACACACTAAATTTGTGTTTACTAAACGAATTGGTGTAATTAGTTCAGAAACTATGGCTTGGTTGGCCAATATCATGTTACATGCTGCAACTATTCCTAGTTTGTTAGCAGTTAGCATGAGTCTTACAGATAAACTACCTAGTGTAGATTTGGTTTTACTTACTTGGGGTGCATTGACTTTGCTATTTGCCAAGGCAGTGATTATCAAAGATATGCTCAATGTTGCAACAATTGGTTTTGGATTTATCATTCAAAGTGTATTAATGATGTTGATTTTCTTTAAATAACCAAAAGTTGTTGACATTTGAAACCTTCTATAGTATTATATGTACTGTAGAAGGTTTTTTATTTTTAACACACAGAAAGGCACATATGAAAAAGGCATTTGTAGTTACTACTGTAGCACTTACCCTTACCGCTTGTTCAAGCATGAGTACTCTTCAAACCGAAAATGTTGAAAAGAAACAAGTACCCACTTGGTATCTAGAACATGCCGATACTGGAACTGAATCTAAAGGATTAAAGTTTTGGGATCGAGAAGGCATGTTTTATGCAGTAGCAGAAGATGTTAGTCCAAGTATGGAAATGGCATTGAAAAAAGCTACGCTGAAAGCAAAGGCCAAAATTGTAGACCGAGTCAACGGTGAAATGAACAACCGCACAACTTTGGTATATGGTGAATCTGGTTCTCCAGATGCTCCTATTGGTCGTGCCGAATCACAAGATGTTATTGTTAACCTTATTGCAGAAAGTGTTCTTAGAACTTATGGTCTAGAAAAGAAGATGGTAATTTGGAATCCAGAACTAAGAAACTATCGTGCTTTTGTACTAATGAAAATTAGTAAAAAAGATGTAGAAACTATGGCAGCACAATATGATCAAAGCAAACAGGTCAAACTACAGAATCGAGTAGCAGGCAAAACTGTAGACGAAACTGCTAGAGAAGTTCTTGAACAAGCGAGAAAATAATGGTACGCTATCTTGTTCTAGTATGTAGTGTGAGTCTCGCGGCTTGCACTACATATTCTCCACGTGCTCAATCTGAACAATACTGCGACCTTAAATCGGAAACAGTGGTCATTAAAGGTAAACACGGACAAGTTCAGGATGAGAGAACTATCGAGGTTATGAAGTGTAATGATAATCAGGTAGACAGATTGTTTCATGCACAAAGTGGTATGGCACAAAATTGTGGCGAATACAAATATTTTATGACACTTAATAATCGACCAGTAGAACGGAGAGGATATGCCTGCAAAAAATTTGATGGTACTTACGAAATTGTGCCTCATCCTAGTATGTACCAATAGTTTTGCTCAAAGTTGGGAAACACCAGTTTACGAAAATTGGCAACGTTCTGACAATCTTCCTGGATTTTTCTTTAACATTACTAAATGGTTTTCAAAAAGATTAAAACCTGAAGATGCAGCAATGCATACTCAAAGTGTATATCATGCATTGAACAATCTAGAAAATGGTGAACTGGTCGAATGGTTTAATCATAGAACAGATGCACAGGGCAAAACTAGAATCGTTTACACTTATCCAGGTAGTGGCAACATTTGCCGCAGAGTACATAGTTGGGTAAGGTTCGGTGCAGACGAAAAAAGTTTTCAAGATACTGCCTGTTATAATAATACAACAAATAGTTGGAATTTTATCGATAAATATTGACTATGAAAATTACATTTGCCGATAAAGGTATAGCATGGCTTGCCTTATTAAGCGGCCTTTCCATTTCTGCTGTTGCAGTTTACTATTCAGTCGCAGGACTGATTAGTATTTTCGCCGCCGCGGCGATTCCTATTGCTATTATGGGAATAGTGCTTGAACTCAGCAAATTAGTAGCCACTGTTTGGTTAAAACAAAACTGGTTCATTGCACCAAGATTAATTAAGGCATATCTATTAATTGCAGTTACCATTTTAATGGTAATTACATCCATGGGTATCTTTGGTTATTTGTCCAAGGCCCATTTAGATCAAGCAGTACCTACAGGCGATGTTGTTGCCAAAGTCGCATTAATAGATGAAAAGATTAAAACAGAACGTGATAACATTGATGTTGCTAAAAAAGCACTACTGCAAATGGATGCACAGGTCGATGCTAGACTAAGTCGCAGTGACGATGAACGTGGTGCAGAACGTGCAGTACAAATTCGTAAAGCACAGGCCAAAGAACGTGCCAGCTTACAAGCAGATATTGCAAAGAGTCAAAAAGCTATTGCAGCATTAAACGTTGAACGTGCTCCAATCGCTAGCGAGTTACGCAAAGTAGAAGCCGAAGTAGGCCCGATTAAATATATTGCGGCTTTACTTTATGGTGATAATCCGGATCAAAATGTTTTAGAACGTGCTGTACGTTGGGTAATAATTTTAATTGTTATCATTTTTGATCCACTGGCAGTTGTGATGTTATTAGCTAGTCAGTATAGTTTCCAATACTTTAGACGAGTCAAGGAGGAAGAAGATGCTGCTGCCGATATTATTACCGCACCTGATAGTGTACCTGTGGGTGGACCTGTGGTTGGAAATGAACCCGTGGTTGAACAACCTATCGAACAACCCGTCGAAGAATCCGCAGAGCCAATAGTTGAATCTCAACGTGTAGAATATACAAGTCCTGGTCCTTGTCCACATTGTGGCAAGCATTTAATTGTCGCTCCTGGTATTGATACATTCTGTCCTGATAAAGAATGTGAATATAATAAATCAGGCAATCCAGAAGTTGATGCTTTCTTCGCTCATTTAAGAGAAACGGCCAAAGAAATAGACGAAGGCAAATATGAAGCCGATGATGGTCCATTGACTGATGAGCAAATTGCTCAATTACGTGAACAAGCCGAAGAAGATCTTCCTAAAGGCGATATAGTTAAAACTGATAACTTGTTCGAAGAGAATCAAGAACCATATCCTTTCCCTATGCAACGTCCTATAGAAGGAGATGCTAAGTTAGAACAGGACATTATTAATAGTATGCCTGTTTTAGAAAATGAAGAAACTTGGACTCAAAGAGTTATAGATGAGCAGGATGATCCCGAAGACACAGATGCAAAACGTCAATGGAAATTAGAAAATCCTAATGACACAATTAAAAGACAACGAGCATTATATGAAAAAGGTTTAATTGATCATCTTCCTTGGGAAACCATAGAAAAATTTGACGAAGAAAAAACTGCTGATAAAATAACATATGTTCAGAACCAAGAACAGAATCAAGAATCAATTTGGCAGCAAATTAAGAAAAATCAAAGCTAAGTAAAAGATGCATATTGGAAAAATTAATTTAATCACAGCACCTGACAGATTATATAATTCGAATATTTCGTACCTTTTGGTGAAACCTAGTGCCAAACTGAAAATTCAATTTCAGCATAATCTAAAACAAATAGATGACGATGTTAATGTTTACATTTTTGATGATACAGAAACTGACATCGATTGGCTGTTAAGTGTAGGCAAGATTGCAGATTTCATTATTGTAGATATAGATAATTGTGATTATCAAACAAAATTGTTTATATCGCTTTTGCTGATTCAACCAAATTCTTACTACCTAACTAGTGACGAATCTACTCCTTGGTCTTTAATAAGTAGGAATAGGATTTTTAATTTGGACTGGGTATTAGAAGTTTTAAATGGAGATGACGAGGAAGACGATGCCTAAAAAAGGAACTACAGTAATCCTTAGAGATGGAGACGATGTAAACAAGGCTCTAAGAAAATTAAAAAACAAAGTCGAAGAAGGCGGAGCATTAAAAGCTCTTCAAAAGAAAGAACATTACGAAAAACCCACAACTGCTCGAAAGCGTAAAAAAGCTGCTGGCAGAGCACGTTTCTTAAAGAAATTAGAAAAAGAACAATTACCAAAAAAGTTGTTTTAATTAACAAAATCTAGTACAATAAAATTTTAGAAAGAATTTATGCTATCTGATATAATGATAGATTTGGAGACCTTGTCTACTTCAACAAATGCATCGATATTAACTATCGGTGCTGTAAAATTTGATCCGTTCAACAACGATATCGATAATTCTACTTGCGAGAAGTTTTATCTAAAAGTAGACTTAGATAGTTGTGATGCACTAGGCTTAGATGTAAGCGAAGATACATTAGAATGGTGGAGTAAACAAAGTAAAGAAGCACAGGAAGAAGCTTTCAGTACAGACAATCGAATTCATATAAGAGAAGCATTTAATCAATTGTATAAATTTTGTTGGGGAGCCAAGCGTGTTTGGAGTCATGGTGCCGCTTTTGACATTGTTATTTGCGAAAACGTTTTTAGAAAACTTAATAAGGCAGTCCCTTGGAACTTCTGGGAAGTTAGGGATACTAGGACGCTTTTTGATTTAGGGATTGACCCTCAAAGACCTCCAGTGCTTAAACACCATGCTTTAGAAGATGCTTGGAATCAAGCAGTAGGCGTACAAAATGTATTTCAAAGGTTACGCAGCAGCACACAATTTAATGGAAAACTGATTCAGCCCTTGGCTAATCAGAGATAAATAAAATTGTATATCGCCATACGGGTTATACAAAGGACATGAGTCCAAACAATCTTGCTTAATTAAGGAGAAAATGTATGAGCAAAATCATTGGTATCGATTTGGGTACAACAAACAGTTGTGTAGCAGTAATTGAAAATGGCACAGTTAAAATTATTGAAAACAGTGAAGGTGCCAGAACTACTCCAAGTATCGTCGCATACACAAACGAAGAAATTTTAGTTGGAGCACCAGCTAAACGTCAAGCAGTAACTAATCCTAAAAACACAATCTATGCAGCCAAGCGTTTAATCGGCCGCAAATTTAAAGAACAAGCAGTACAAAAAGATATCGATTTGATGCCTTACGAAATCACAGAGGCTAAAAATGGCGATGCATGGATTCGTGCTAACGACAAAGAATTAGCACCTCCTCAAATTTCAGCAGAAGTTCTACGTAAAATGAAAAAAACTGCTGAAGACTATCTTGGTGCAGAAGTTACTCAAGCAGTTATCACCGTACCTGCATACTTCAACGACAGTCAACGTCAAGCAACTAAAGATGCTGGTAAGATTGCTGGATTAGAAGTTCTACGTATTATTAACGAGCCTACCGCAGCAGCTCTTGCATATGGTGTAGATAAGACTGACAAGAAAGATCGTAAAGTTGCTGTTTATGATCTAGGTGGTGGTACTTTTGATGTTTCCATTATTGAAATCGCCAATGTAGATGGCGATAAACAAATCGAAGTACTAAGCACAAATGGTGATACATTCCTTGGTGGCGAAGATTTTGATAATCGTATTATGGATCATCTTGTTTCCGAATTTAAAAAGGAACAAGGAATTGATTTGAGTAAAGACGTTATGGCACTACAGCGTCTAAAAGAAGCAGCAGAACGTACAAAGATTGAATTAAGTAATAGCACACAAACTGACGTTAACCTTCCTTATATTACCGCAGATGCTACAGGTCCTAAACATCTTAATATTAAAGTAACTCGTGCAAAATTAGAGAGCTTAGTCGAAGATTTGATTCAACGTAGTCTTGCTCCTTGTCGTCAAGCATTAAATGATGCAAAAGTAACTGCCGCCGATATCGATGAAGTTATTTTAGTTGGTGGTCAAACACGTATGCCTAAGGTGCAAGAAGAAGTTGAAAAACTATTTGGCAAGACACCACGCAAAGATGTTAACCCTGATGAGGCAGTGGCTGCTGGTGCTGCGGTACAAGGTGCTGTGCTAGGAGGAGATCGTAAAGACGTTCTACTATTAGATGTCACTCCATTAAGTCTTGGTATTGAAACTATGGGCGGTATCTTTACTAAATTAATTACTAAGAATACAACTATTCCTACCAAAGCTAGTCAAGTGTTTAGTACTGCGGAAGATAATCAGCCAGCAGTTACTATCAAAATTGCACAGGGTGAGCGTGAAATGTTCGCTTATAATAAATCATTAGGCGAATTTAACTTAGAAGGTATTGCACCTGCACGTAGAGGTGTTCCTCAAATCGAAGTTACAATTGATATCGATGCCAACGGCATTATGCATGTTAGTGCTAAAGATAAAAACACAGGTAAGGAAAATAAGATTACCATTAAGAGTGACAGTGGTTTAACTGCTGAAGAAATCGAACGTATGGTACAAGATGCAGAAGTTAATGCAGAAGAGGATCGTAAACAACGTGAATTAATCGAGGCACGTAACAACGCCGAAGGTATAGTACATAATCTTCGTAATGATATGAAAGAAGTAGAATCAAATCTTACCGAAGAAGAAAAAACAAAGATTAACGAGGCTTGTCAGGCAGCAGAAGAGGCACATAAAGGCACAGATAAAGAAAAAATTAATGAATGTATTTCAAAGCTTTTCGAAGTTCAACAAATCATTGCAACAGCGAAAAGTAAAACCGAATCTTCAAGTGGAAATTCCGACGAAGTTGTAGTTGATGCAGAATTCAAGGAAACCACTTAAGACTTATATTTGACGCCTTTGGGTCAAATATTGTATCTTGCTTAATTTAAGGAGAAATCAAATGACAATGAATGGTACAGTAGCACGTTTTGATACAACAGCATTAAACAAAGCTTTAGTAGGATTTGACAGATTGTTCGATACTTTCGAATCAAGATTTGCAAATCAGTTATCTACTAACTATCCTCCGCATAATATTGTTAAAACTGACGACACACATTATCAAATTGAAATAGCAGTTGCTGGTTTCAAAAAACATGAGATAAATGTTGAAGTTGAACAAGACATGCTAACAGTGAGGGGAGAATCAGAAGCAACTAACGAAACTTTAACTAGACAATACCTACACCGAGGTTTAAGTAGCAGAAGTTTTGTAAGAAGTTGGCAACTAGCAGAACATATGGTTGTAAATGGAGCCGAGATTAAAGACGGAATCTTAACTATTAGCCTTGAATATATTATTCCAGAAGAAAAGAAAGCTCGAGTAATTGACATTGTAGAAGTTAAGTAATATAATAAGGGGAAAGTTTAACTTTCCCCTAATTTTTATGGAGGCAGTGATGGCAGTAGATTCTGATGTAAAAATCGACGAAAAAATTAAACAAAAATATCAAGAACCGAAAAAGTGGAAAGTCATATTTCTAAACGACGATTACACTCCGATGGATTTCGTTATAGAAGTATTAACAGAAGTTTTTAAACATAGCCAAGAAACTGCAAAAGAGATCACTATGGAGATACATAATAGTGGTAGTGGTATTGCAGGTGTTTATACATTCGACATAGCAGAAGCCAAAGCTGTCGAAGTAACCACAGTTGCTAGATCACAAGGATTCCCACTCCAAGTTAAAATGGAAGAAGAATGAGTTTACGTGAAATAACCAAAGAGTTACATGCAGACGCAGAAAGAACTATATTTGCTAAAAAACTTGTAACAGGATCATTTACTAAAGAAGAATATGCTAACTATCTTTGGCAAATGGTTCTCGTTTATAACGGAATAGAAACTTCGGCAAATAGTCAAGGTATGTTAAAAAACTTACCTGACATTGAACGAGCACACAAAATCTATCAAGACTGTATCGAACTAGTAGGTAATAATCATAATCTTAAGTGGTTGCCAGAAACTATTGAATATTATCAATATGTACTAGCTCTTAACTATGACACTGAAAGACGTCATTTAGTTAAAGCACACTTGTATTGTCGTCATATGGGTGATTTATTTGGCGGACAAATTATTGCTAAAAAATGTCCAGGCCAAGGCCGCTTTTATCAATTCAAAGATGCTGAAAATTTGAAAACTGCTATAAGAGCAGAGTTAACAGATGACTTAGGCGACGAAGCCAAAGTTGCTTTTCAATGGGCAATTAAAATTATGAAAGCTTTGGTAAAAGATGAGTGATGTTTGGAATACACTAATTGGCATACAGAATTTACTAGAAGACAAATTTAATGAAACCGGCAGAGAAATACATGAGCCTGGCATGGATCGTTTTAACCAGCCTGGTTGGGTTAATCGCGTATGGAGTGGCGAACGTTATCGCAGAGCACACATAGATGTCGTTGATGCCAGAGAAACAAAAGGTCTTTGGATGATGCATTGCTGTGTTTTTCCACATATCCATAATCCTGCTCCAATATATGGATTTGATGTAATAGCCGGTAAGAACAAAATTACCGGTTGTTTTCACGATTTCAGTCCAGCAGGCGATCACGAACATCCCTTAATAGATTGGTTCTCTGCTGAAGCGGCCAAATTACGGTGGAATAAAACTAGAAAATTACCAGATTGGGCAGAGCGTATTTTTACTGGTAGTATGATAGCTGCGGGCAACGTTCAAGACGAGAATGAACTAAATCAGATATTTGATATCGCAAATCGTAGTATAAGACACTATCTGAATTGTGTAGCCGAATCTAATTTTACACATAAAAACACTATACCTAATCAGAACTATTACTGCGAAAATCAAAAACAAAACCCGCATACACCCAAAGTTATGGCTAGTTTAGGGCTCGATGAAGAAGATGTGCGTGTTTTTATACAGGACTGCTTGTTCCCTGAAATACGCTAAATATTAGACTATGCGAGCAAATGAATTCTTAGTAGAAGCTACCCTATCTAGCGGCACAACTTTCACTAGTTGGCCAACATATCTTCAAGGACTTTTATCCGGCAACATAAGTTTAGGTACTTCGGGTGAAAAAGCACAAGGTTTAGAATTAGATTTAGAATCTAAAAATGCAGTTAAATCACTAATTGATGGAGTTTATACTGCAACAGACAAAGGGCAATATGCTCTGCAAATAGCAAATACTGTTTTAACTTTTACCAATGGAACACAGGCAAAAATAAGTCATATATTTAAAAGTCCTGGACTTAAAGGTTCAACAGATGCTATTCCTGCTCTTCAAACAAGAACTGCTGGATTAGTAGCAGAAGCACTACTTGGTGTAGCCATGTATGCCAAATTAATTTCAAGAGGCGGTGACCTTACAGCAGAAATTACTTCAGAGGATGTCTGGAATATTGTAGGTAGAATTAAACCACAAGGATCAGATTCTTTAGTAGACAACGTAAAAGACATTGATAATAAAGTTTCAGATTCTATAAGCCTTGTTATTACTCTAGCAACAGATATTCAAGAAGTTTTAACGAATCCAAAATATCAGTCGATGTTTAAAGAAAAAGTCCAGAGTTGGTGTAACTATGTGAATGCAGATCTTTCACAAAAATATGCAGACACTTTGTACAAAAATAATAGACCAGATAACGTTACTATTAGATTAGCAGGTAAAGAAGGCGGCAAGGTCGATGTGCTGATAAATGTTCTTGACAAAGAAGGTCGTCCAACTAAAAAATTAGCACAAGTAAAGTTAAGTGTTAAATTATCTGACAGTCTAATTGGTCAACAAGCAAGAGGTAAAACACACGAAGAAGTATATGTTAATTTAGAAAAATTATTTGATCCTTTAGGTGTAGATTTATCTTTAAAGAAAGCTAAAATTTTAAAAGCAGCATTGACATCAGGCATACATAATCAATTTGCAGGTGCAATGGAAGTTGCATATAAAGAAGCTGCTAATCAGTTATCTAGAATTGCTAAGGGAGAAAAAAATGATGTGTCCTTAGCACAACGAGTTGCAAAATTAACAGACTATCATGCCACAGCAAATGACCCTGAAATACAAGTAATCGAACAAAGCCCTGGCGGTGACTATAGATTGTTAAACTACAAAGGGTTAAAACAAGTTTTTGCTAAAAATAATATAGATGTAGCTATTGATTATTCTGCAGGAGTTTCATCCAAAATTCAGGAAGGCTCTATGCCTAGAATAATTTTTTATGATAAAAATACTCCTGGTAAAGCTGGAAAATTAGTTGAGATTAGATACAGGGCAAGAGGAAATTATGCTAATCATATAATTGAGCCTGGGTCGTTGCTAAAGGAATTAGCAGCATATAATAGATTTAAGAAATCTAAGTAAATAAAATTATGAAAACACTACTAGCTGCCATCTTACTGGCCACTACAGCCGTGGCAGCTACAGCTGAACCTCGATCAAAACAAGTTAAGTTCGTGTGTGCAAGTTTTGAAGATCTTGAAGCGACCATAGAAAGATACGGTGAAAAAATGGTTATAGCTACACAAGCTCCTAACGAACTAACTGTAAACATACTTTATGTAAATTTAGAAACACAAACTTCAAGCTGGATTTTACATGATTTACGAACAGACGAATATTGTATGGTCGGCGTAGGTAAAGCTATACACATTCCAGATGATAGTCCGCTTAAACAGGACTCTGTGAAAGGAACAAGAATAATTTATAAGTAAGCCTGGAAATTCCAGGCTTTTTTTTGGAGTGAAATATGACATGGTTCGCACATAGACCTAAAAAATACCCAGTACCACCCTCACCCCCAGAGCCACACAGAACACCGCAAAGATAAAATAAATACTGAATGAGATTCAGTGAAATTAAAGAAACTGTAGAAGACAGTTCAATGATCAATCGTTTGGCCAATGCTGTGGCCAAATGGATGTATCAAAATGAACCAGCAGAATATCCTGTTCAATCTATTGGAAAAATGACAGGTATTAAAGATACTCCTTTAAGTAAATTAGGAATTACATTTGATTACCTAGAAAAAGATACAGTAGCAGAATATCATAGAGAACACGAAAGTAAACCTATGATTGTTGTAAATCTTGATGAATGGCACGATGAAGATTATGCCAGCATTGCCGAATATGTAGCACATGAATTAAGACACGCATTAGACGATGTGAAATTTAAAGGTAAACATCATGTAAGTTACTGGGCAGCACAAGATAGATATCAGCAGCCTAAAAATAAAGATGAACCTTACTGGAGTAAACCCAGTGAAATAAATGCTCGTGTTCAACAAGCATTGCACAATGTAGATTATATTAAAAGAGATAATCCAGGAGCCAGTATAAAAGAGTTATGGCCCGAAATTAAAGATATGTTAGATGAATTGAAACTAACAGAATATCCTGGATATGAAAGAATTGTTAAACGAGTGCTTGCCTACGCCACGCAAGATTAAAGAATTCTAATATCTTAAACCACATCCAACCTATATCAAATTCCCACCACTTAGAACTTAGTTTAGGATTAGCTGGATTTTCATGATGATTATTATGTAATTCCTCGCCACCTATTATGATTCCCCATGGAACAATATTAGTGCTTGAATCGTCAGTATCGGTGTTACGGTAACCAAAATAATGTCCTAGGCCGTTAATAACACCAGCAGCCCAAAGAGGAATCCATAACATTTGTACTCCCCACACAATAAAACCAGCAAGGCCAAAAAGAACAAGGTCAATGACCAACATCAAAAGAATCCCTAACCAGTTGTGGGGAGTATAAATGTTACGTTCTATCCAATCGTCTGGAGTACCTGCTCCATACGAGTTGATCATATCTTTATCTTTAGCAGCTTGACTGTAAAGGAATGCACCATAAAAAAGTACATAAAAAATACCATATACTTTTGGGCTGTGTGGATCTTCTAATCCATCGGTAAATCTGTGATGCTTTCGATGTACGGCTACCCATTGTTTAGTTATCATGCCAGTGGTAAGCCATAACCAAAATCTCATAAAGTGTTTTGCCACAGGATGAAATTCGATTCCTCTATGTGCTTGACTACGGTGTAAAAAGAGAGTGACGCAGACTATGGTGATATGTGTCATCACCAGTGTTGCAATAATTGTATACATTAGTTACTTATCTACCTTGACCGCGGTATCGTTTAAAACTTTTCTTTTCTTGTTTATTCATAGTGCTTGTTTTAATTTTACCGCCTTGTTTGCTTAGTTTTACAATAGGAGTATGAGCTGCTACTCCGGTACCTTTTGCTTTAGCCATTTATTTCCCCTTCGTTATCTTTGCAATCTGGACATAGGCATTCATTACAATCGCAATCGTCTGTTAAACAACTATGTCCGCAATGTTTATGACATCCACAAGAGCATTTATTTGGTTTAATGTAAGACATATTATCTTCAAAAACATGCATTATAAATACACTCCTAGAGACTGTATTTATTTCCGCAGGATGTTATATGCCATTTCAAAAATTTGATGTTAAGATGCCTTCATTAGATGTAAGCAGAATTAAGGGTGATTATGTAGAACAATATGGAGATACTTTTACATCTTATTTTGTAAAAGATGTTGACTATGTTTTATCAGAATTTTCAAAAATTCTAGATTTTACTATACTTCCTGATTTTTATTTCTATGTCGAAGTTACAAAAGAAGGTGCTGGTCCGCACATAGATGAATCTAAAACTAGCTTAAATTATTATTTTGAAGGCTGTGAAGCAGAGACATTATTTTGGACTACAAAAAATGATGATAGCGGATTTTTGTGTCAAAATCAGATTAATAAACAATCTCAAGTTAAAACTTACTTCGAACATGAATTAATCTCCATTGGTTCATTTTGTGCAGAAGCAAATAGTCTGTACTTATTAGACATTTCTAAAATTCATTCTGTAAAAAAACGATCAGTACATAATGTAAGAAGAATTTTAAGATTTTTATGGGACAAAAATCATTTTGATGAAATCTCTTCTAGCATAAAAATTAAAAAATAAATATTTTATGGGTATAGAACAACTTTATTTTTTAGTTGGTTTTTTGTTAGGTGTGTTACTTACAGGATGTTTATTCATAGCTGGACTGATAATTTACTACGAATGGTTAGAAGAATCAAAAAAAAATTAAAATGATAATTTGTATTTGTCGCAATATAAAAGAATCCGATTTTAGTAGACAAGAAGATCTAATAGAACGTATAATGCAAGTAGATCATCAATGCGGTGAGTGTCAAAAGTATGTTCAAAAGTTAAAAGAATTGTTGTATGAAGTTGAATGAAAGGTATTCTGGACCCCGGTTCGACCCCGGGCAGGTCCACCAAAATAAATTATGATATATTATATTTTTATCTTATCGTTAGTAGTGTTTGGAGCAGTATATATTGCTCGTGATAAAACTTTGGACAAAGAAAAAGAACGAAATTGTGATTTATTCTGATGGGCCTGAATTTGGTTTCGACAGGGTAATGAGTAAGGATATGGACAACACGGTAGGCGATGACCGTAAATCAAGCAAAACTATAGATGCAAACGTATCTACATTCAAGTTCTGGCAAAGCCCAGTTAGCGTAGCCGCTAACGATGAAGCTTTTGCTTTAGCTGCTTAAGAAACAGCAGAACTTCGGGGCAACTATGCCTTGTTACCAAAAATAGTCTAAAAGGCACTTCGGTGCCTTTTAATTTCTATAAGTACGTAAATGGCAAATGTTATTTTATATAATCAATTAGGTTATAGACCCTTAGTTTGGAGAACGATAGGTTGCTATTTGTTGGCCAGATGGATTGAAGAAAATGGCTATACTTGCCAAGTAATAGAATTTACACACCTATTTGATCCTCAGGAATTATACGAATATACAAAGATGTTCGTAGACGATGACACTATATTAATAGGTGCAAGCAGTAATATGTGGTCAACTTATCGTTCTGAGTTAATGATGAACGTCCATGCAAGAAGTGTTCCTGATAATATATACAATGCCTTAAAAGAAATTAAAAAAGAATTTCCTAAAATTAAAACCGCAGTAGGTGGTCATCGAGGTTACCATGATATGCAAGGTATGGAAGTTTTTGACTTTAAATGTGTTATTGATTGGGGAGAAGATTGGTTACTAAATTTATTAGATGAGTTGTCAAACAAAAAAATAGGCACAAGATTAAAAAGAAATAAATTTGACTTTAATCATCATAGATTTATTTTTAAAGATCATGATTGCTTATTACCTAATGAAACAGTTCCTTTAGAATGGGGAAGAGGATGTATTTTTAAATGTCCTTTCTGTAAATATCCAAATTTAGGAAAAAAAGCAGGTACAAATGAAAAAGATGGTAGCTTGATGGTTGATGTCCTAACAGAGATGTATGAACGATACGGGACAACTAGCTATTATTTTTTAGATGAAACTTTTAATGCAGATAACGAACGATTAGAAACATTACACAAAGTTAGTCAACAACTGCCATTTAAATTAGAATTTATTTCATACAATAGGCCGGATTTATTAGATAAACATCCTCATACTATAGATCTTTTACAAGAGTCAGGTCTTAGAGCTACATTATTAGGCATGGAAACTTTTCATCCTGAAGCATCTAAATTAGTTTTAAAACCTTGGAGTGGAAGAAGAGGCAAAGACTTTTTATTGGAACTAAGAGAAAAATGGCAAAAAGTACACATTGATTGTAGTCTCATAGGAGGATTACCAGGTGTATCTAGAGAACATCATTTTGAAACAGGCGAATGGTTTTCAAAATCAGAAATTGGATTTTTTACCTGGAAACCATTAGTTATGATAAAAGGATCTGAAAGTTATCAAAGTACTTGGGAAGATAATGCTAAAAATTTAAAAATAGAATGGCCAGATGATTCTGAACCTTTTTTTTGGAAATGGGGTGAATATACTTATTTAGAGGCTTTTCAATTAACATGTGAACTTAATAGAGAATTTAAAGTACATGAACGACCGTTTGGATTTAGTTTAGGTGCATATACTACAGCAGGACTTAAAATAGAACAGATTGTTAATCATAAAATAAAAGATATTATTGCTTTAACAGGCGATTTATATGATTTAGAACAAAAATTGTTTGAAGAGTATAAATTACTACTAAAATCAAAAGCATAAAGGATAATGATGAATCATGCAGTAATCATAAGCATACAAACTGTATACATAACACGAAATCTTGGTGCTCACAAAATTGCCAGTTTTTTGAGACAGCAAGATTGGGATGTAGAAGTCATCGATTATGCCGGGTTAATACCAGTTGAATATATTACTAAAATTGTTAAAACTCGAATAAACAAAGACACTGTTTTTTTAGGATTTAGTGATACATGGGGTACTGTACATAATCTTGATTTTTCTGAACTTACAACATGGTTGAAGAAAGAATATCCTAGAGTAAAAATTATCACAGGCGGTCAAAAAATTACACAAGTATCTATGCCAGCCGACTATTATATAGAAGGATATGGAGAACATGCTATGCTAGAAGTGATAAAAAATATACTTGGTACTAATACAGAAAGATTGAAATATACATTATTTGGAAAAGGAAAACTTGTCAGAGCAACCTATGATTATCCTTCAATTTTTATGAAAGATCTAACTTTAAGATATGAAGATAGAGATTTCATTCAACCTCAAGAACAATTAGGTATTGAATGGAGTAGAGGATGTAAGTTCATGTGCGACTTTTGCGGATATCAACCTTTAGGAGTTAAAGGAGATAACTTTAGAGAAGTACAAAATTATGTAGATAATATGAATTATCTCTATGATAATTTTGGCGTAACTACTTTTTTCAGTGCAGATAGTACAGCTAATGTGAATCCTGAAAAACTTAAATTACTAGCAGAAGCTACACAACAACAAATTAAATTTAAACCTTGGATTACTGCCTTTACAAGAGTAGACTTAATGATAAGTCATCCCGAGACTTGGGAAGATATGATTGCCATGGGTTATGTAAGTCATACATACGGAATCGAGACATTTAATCATAAAAGCGGTAAGGCAATTAAAAAAGGTATGCATCCTGATAAAGTCAAGCAAGGTTTATTAGATATAGAAAAATATTTTTCTGAAAGAAGTTTCTATAGATGTAGAACATCTTTTATTTGCGGGTTACCTTATGAAACTTTTGATAGCTTTTTGAGTGGAATTAAATGGATTAGAGAAAATTTAAAATATTGTTCACCGGCATTTTTTCCTTTAAATATTTTTAATAGAAATAAATTAATAGGTAAAGATTCTAATGCAATTTCAGAAGCTTATGAAAAATACGGATATACAAATTTAAAAGAAGATAATGATGTAGACGATATTATAGACTGGGTAAATTACGAAACAGGAACAAGTTTTAAGGAAGCATATGACATCGTTATTAATCACCCGCTTTGTCATAAGTCTGAATCTTTAGTAAGCAATTGGTTAATAGGCGAACAACAATTAATTAACGATCTTTCATTTGAAGAAGCAGCTAATAAAAAATGGATAGACACTAGAGAAACTACTATCGGTTATGCCAATCGAGATTCGGACTTTTGGAAACAACCAGGAGTATACGAATACTTAAAAAAGTACGTAATTAACAAATTGAACTACGATAAGTGATAAATACAGTTATGTGCTAATATAACTCATGAAACCAAAAATAGCAATTTTCTTGCACCAACCCAAAGCTAGTATCCAAAGTGGTAATGGTATAATTTCTGCATTATCCTCCGAATACGAATTCAAAATGTTTACTAAACATGAACTCGAAAGAGGATTTTTTAAAGATGTGGATTGTATATGTTTTCCTGGTGGTATAGGCGATGCTGATAGTTATGACTATCTTCTAACACATCACACCAGAGCAATAAGAAGATTCGTAGAACGTGGTGGAAAATATCTTGGTATCTGTATGGGAGCTTATTGGGCAGATCAAGACTACTTTAATATATTAGACGGAGCAAGAACTGTACAATATATTAAACGTCCTGGCACAGACACACGTAGACCACACGCTAAAGCCATAGATATAAAATGGCAGCGTAAACCTTACAAGGCATTCTTCTATGACGGTTGTGCTATTGTAGGTGATCGTACAAAATTTAAAACCATAGCAACTTATGCTAACGGTGATCCTATGGCCATAATTCAAAACAACGTTGGATTAATTGGCTGTCATATGGAAAGTCAAAAACATTGGTATGATGATTATACTTGGATGCCTAAACATTGGCACAAAGGTACACATCATAAATTACTGTTGGACTTTGTTAATCAATTAATGCAAAAGTAATCTATTTGTAATATTTGCACACTTAAATACTAGCATGACTGCTAGGACTTACAGATCTATTTTTATCTCTGATATACATCTTGGAACTAAAGATTGTAAAGCAGGAGTGCTGAATAATTTTCTTAAACATAATACTTGTCATACTTTATATCTTATAGGCGATATAATTGACGGATGGAAAATTACACAAAATAAATGGCGTTGGAAACAAAGTCATACAAACGTTGTACGAAGAATCTTAGGTCATGCTAAACGTAATACTAAAGTTATCTATGTGTTAGGTAACCACGACGAATTTTTACGACCATTTCTGCAATACAATTTAAATTTCGGCATGATAGAAATGACAAATCAATGCGAGCATACAGGTGTCGATGGAAAACACTATCTTGTCATTCATGGCGATTTGTTTGATGGAATTACCAGATTAGCACCATGGTTATCATTTTTAGGAGACAAAGCATATGATTTTATCTTATCAACTAATAGTAAGCTTAATTGGTTCTTACATAGAATTGGTATTGGTTATTTTAGCCTTAGCCGTTTTCTTAAGCACCGCGTAAAAAAGGCAGTAGATTTTATTTTTCAATTTGAAAAAAATCTAGCAGGTTATTGTAAAAAGCGTGGGTTCGATGGAGTGATCTGTGGTCACATACACCATGCGGAAATCAAAGAAATAGATGGTGTTACATATATGAACGACGGCGACTGGGTCGAAAGTTGTACAGCACTTGTAGAGCATCACGATGGACGTTGGGAAATAGTAATATGGACACAGGAGAGCGATAATGTGGCTGATGATATTGATAGCGGTACACATCAACGATTCTAAAGATATACCTGGAAGAATTACATTGCAACTTCAAACACAACAGCAATGCGAACAGGTATTAAGTACTATGGAATATTGGTTAAAATTTGAAAATTTTAAGGTAGAAGGTAAATGTCAAAAGATACCCTAAGTGAAAAACTCACTATTATAATTCCCTGTAAAAATGAAGAACAATACATAGGCCATTTGCTTGATTCACTGCGACTACAAAAGATAGGCAACACAAGAGTAATTATTGCCGACTGTTCAACTGATGGCACCAGAGATATAATAACAAATAATCGTTCATTTCTTAATATAGAAATCATCGATGGTGGTCCTGTTTCTGTAGCAAGAAACAATGCAGCCAAGTTAGTCACTACACCTTATATTTTGTTTATAGATGCCGATGTGATATTTTTTGACAGCTTTACAATTCGTGATGCTGTATTTGAACTTGAGTTAGACAATCTAGACTTAATAGGTGCTAACATAAGATGCTATGAAAACGACTGGAAAGCAGAACTTAGTTTTTTTATTTTTAATAAACTCAATCATATTTTGAAACACTTTTCACCTTTCGCAGTAGGTGCTTTTATGCTTACTAGAAAAGACAAATTTGATGAGTTCGGAGGATTTCCTGAACAGTTTACAACATCAGAAGACTTTTTTTTATCATCAAAATATGATGTGAAAAAATTTAGAATTATTAATCATTATTATGGCCAGGACAGTCGCAGATTCAAAAAAATGGGTTATTTTGGAATGGCATGGTATATGATAAAAAATTTTATTAATTTAAAAAATCCTTCATATTGGAAAAAAACAATTCATAATAAGTATTGGTCATAGTCATATTTGTGTAATATTTGAGTAAAAAAGTTGTAATTTGTAACACGCTTGTAATATTTGTATGCTTAAATATTTGCTTGAAGCAGAGTCGCTTCATAATACTCAAATAGGAGACACACTATGCGAAATTTAATCGCAACCGTTTTACTAGCAGTATCCTCGTTAGCATCAGCAGCAGAATTTACTGGAGCAGGTGCTACATTCCCATTCCCAATTTACGCTAAGTGGGCAGAAGCCTATAAAGCTCAAACTGGTATTGGTCTAAACTATCAATCAATTGGCAGTGGTGGCGGTATTCGTCAAATCAAGGCCAAGACAGTTGACTTCGGTGCCAGTGACATGCCGTTGAAAAAAGAAGAATTGGACAAAGAAGGTCTTGTGCAATTCCCGGCTATCATAGGTGGTGTTGTACCAGTGTTCAATCTAGACGGTATTGCACCAGGACAACTCAAACTCACACCAGACATCATTGCTAACATTCATCTTGGCAAAATCAATAAATGGAATGATAAAGCAATCGCAGATTTAAATCCAGGCATCAGTCTGCCTGCTATTCCTATCGTGGTAATTCATCGTGCAGATGGTTCCGGCACTACATTTATCTGGACTAACTTCTTAAGCAAAGCCAATGCTGATTTTGCTAAAGGTGTTGGCGAAGGATCAGCTGTTAAGTGGCCAGTAGGCGTAGGAGGCAAAGGTAACGAAGGTGTTGCCGCACAAGTGCAACGTATCAAAGGTGCATTTGGATATGTCGAATACGCATTTGCAAAGAGAAACAAGATTCCTTATGCTGCATTAAAAAACCGTGATGGTAACTTTGTATTGCCAGATGATGGCACATTCAAAGCAGCAACAGCCAATGCAGATTGGGCAAATGCTCCTGGCATGTATTTGTTGCTAACTTGGCAAACAGGTAAAGATGCTTGGCCAGCCACAGGTGCTAGTTTTATTATCATGCACAAGCAACAAGCAGACACACTGACAGGTCGTGCAGTTCTCAAATTCTTCGACTGGTCATATAAAAATGGCGGTCAAATGGCAGCAGACTTAGAATATGTTCACATGCCAGCTGATGTAATCAAACTTGTTCAGGAAAATTGGAAGAAGGAGTTCCGTGGCCCAGACAATAACCCAATTTGGAAATAAGGACACAGACATGAAAAACTTAAAAAAATTAAGTCTTGCCATCGCTTTGACATTTTGTTTTGGTGCGGCACAGGCAGACGAATACATTGACACACTTAATATTCTTCGCGATAAGGGTATCTTAACACAAAAGGAATATAATGCTAAAATCCAAGCATACGAAGAACGATCAGAAAACAAAAAGTTCGCGGAACAAAGAATTGACAAAGACCTCCGTGAAAACTTTAACTACAGATTTGCAAGAGCCAACGACGGATCAGTTACAGAAAACGGAGTCGGACTTAAAAGCAAGGATGGAAACAATACCTTGCAGGTTACAGGTCGATTACACATGGACTATCGTCAGTACTCCCCAGATTACGGTACAGGTCAAACCACAGATTCGTATCAGAACTTAGCAGAAGTTCGTCGTGCTAGATTTGGTGTACGTGGACAATTCCAAAAGGATTTCAAATATGAATTTTCTGGTAACTTCGGTAACGATGTAGGAATGTCTTCAACATCGACTACGATGGATGTGGCCTGGGTAAACTATGCAGCCAACCCAGAACTACAATACCAATTTGGTTTATTTAAAATGCCGTTCAGTCTTGAACAGTTAACTAGTTCTAATAACATTGACTTCATGGAACGTAGCCTAGTTGGTCAAGTAGAGGGGGAATTTATTCCTGGTAAAGAAACTGGTTTTATGATACATGGTGTGCCTAAGGCTGGTTTAACCTATGCCGTTGCAGCAAGTCGTGGTCGTGCCAACAAAGACGCAGTATCCGATGGCTTTGATTACATCGGTCGTGTTACCACCAACATCGCTGAATTGCAAGGTAGTAAGGCATACATTGCTCACTTAGGTGCAGCTTATAGTACCGGAGAAATCAAAGGCGGAGTAACTCCTGCAAGTGGTAGAACAGAATCTCGTTCAGCTAATGCGTTCTTCACAGGTACTGCTCTAAGTGGTGTGACTGAACGCACACGCCAAGGTCTGGAAGCGGCTATCGCTTACAATGCCTTTAAAGTACAGAGTGAATATTTTAATTTCAAATATGATCCTACCACAGGTAGCAATCAAGAAATTAAAGGTTACTATGTACAAGCCGTGTACAATCTAACTGGTGAATCATTTAACTACAAAGATGGTGCATTTAGTTCAATCAAGCCAGCAAATGCTTTAGATAAAGGTGGTCGTGGTGCATGGCAAGTTGGTGTGCGTATGAGTGAGTTTGATGCCGGTGACATCGCTGTTGCTACTGGTAAAACCAATCGTGCTACAGCAATGACCTATGGTCTAACTTGGTTTGCAACTGATAATCTTCGCTTTATGTTGAACTACGTTGATACTAAATTTGATAGTTTAGTAGGCAGTTCAGGTAGTCGAGTAAATGGCGACAGAGCAGTAATGTTCCGTAGTCAGCTAAACTTCTAAATCGAGCACACATATAGAGTGCTGCGGGAACTCGTAACCCGCATAAAAGACCCTCTGGGTCTTTTTTTACGATTATACACATATACAATATTTGAGAACTACCTATTAAATATAATAAGTTGGGAGCGAATCAACTATGAAGAAGCAAATTATAACAATAACAATATGGGCATTTATGGCAAACACCTATGCCCAAACATATGACAGTAGCAGTTTAGTAGATACAAATAGCACAAGTACAAGTACTAGTACAGTTAATTCTAATAGTACCAGTACGAGTACCAGCACAAATGTAAACACCACAGACGTAAACAGTACAAGTACAAATACCAATAATAACAATAATACCAGTACTAGTACAAACACTAACACAAACTATAACGTAAACAGCGGTACTCAAACTTTTAATAATAATAATGTGAACACTACTACTAGTACTAACACTAATACAAATGTTAATACTGGTGATATGACCAATCGTAATATCAACACTGGTGATATGACCAATCGTAATGTACAAAGTGGTGGCTTAAACAATACTAATGTTAATACTAATAATAATATCAATACTGGTGATATGACTAATCGTAATATCAACGATAGTACCATTACACAGAAAGTTATACAACCTCCTCCTACAGCAATTGCACCAGCAATGATGAGCGGAGGTAATAATGACCTTTGTACCACAGGAACCAGCGGAGCATTACAAACACAAATATTAGGTATTAGTTCTGGTGGAACTGTTCGTGATATGAATTGTGAAAGATTAAAGTTAAGCAAAACACTTTACGATATGGGAATGAAGGTTGCTGCTGTGGCAACAATGTGTCAGGATCGTCGTGTGTTCGATGCAATGTGGAGTGCAGGCACACCTTGTCCATATGATGGAAAAATTGGTGATGCGGCAAGAGAATTATGGGAACAAAATCCTAATAAGATTCCTAAAGTAGAAGTGGTAAAATCAGATGATACATATAAGAAATTGGGCTTCGGCGCTCTTATTGGCGCTGCTGTCTTTGCACTGTTCGGTCTCTAATGCACAGGTAGACTATACTACAGGTAACCTGATCAACAATAACAGTTGGTCAGGAGTTACCTACGGTAGTCATCCTTACAATTGCTGTACTGGAGGAGCAGGTGCTCTTTATGAAAACAGTACAGGAACAATACACTTTAGCTATGGACAGGCTAATGTAAGTCAAAGCATAGGAATACAATCTGCTTTGGCTAATTCAGGTAGTGGAATTACAGTTACTGGTTACAACTATACATATGATATTAGAAATATGAACGGTTGGGCAGGAGGACAGGCCGGTACAGACACATTAACTGCCACTGTTAGGATGACCAACAACACAGGTAGTACATTAGATCAAGTTATCAATACCTACAATACACAATTTGATTGGACTACATTTAGTGGTTCACGTACACTAACGTCTGCTTCGGCATTAGCATCTAGTGGTAATTTAAGTATTACATTTAGCGGCAAAGACGGCGGTTTCTGGGCAGGTTACTATGGACCACAAGTACGTAATGTTGGACTTAGTCTAAACTATGGCGTAGATCCTTGTGCTACTAATCCTGCCTATAGTACCAGCTGTTCAGGATTTAGTTCAGTATTAGAAACTACTAACCAGGTACCTAATCCTACCGCAGCAGTCAGTTGGAATGCTTTTATTGATAATAGTTTTGCTATACAGACAGCATTAGCTCAAGGAGGTACTGGATTACTAGTTCACGGTTTTAATTATGGTTATCGTGCTAACAGTGGAGGACCATACTGCGCTTTTTGGGCAATATTTTGTTTCGATAATAGAGATCCGTATGCACAGATAAACGTAAACATTACGTCAAACACCGGACAAAGTTTATATAGCATAACCAGAACACATTCTGATATTAATCCTACGGACTTTAGTTACCAATATAGATTTCCTACTAGTAAGACGTTAGGCACATTAGGTAATTTTAATTTTACAGGATATGCAGCAGACAACGCCGGCATAAGCAATATGTGGGCTACTATACTGTATACTCCAGATCAATGTATTATTAATCCTTTAAGCAGTCCAACTTGTCCAGGATATAATGCAGCTTATGCTGCTTCAATAGCAACAAGTAGTTCTTCTACTAGTATACCTACAGTGACTTACAATACAAGTTCAGGTTATACTAGTATAGCACTTGCACCCGATAGTACAAGAACAGACCCTACAGTACAAAATGCTGGAGGTGTAGAACTAACTACTACCGGAACTATTACAGCTCCAGACGGAATTCCTACTGTAAGCCGTGAAGCAGTATCTACAGCTAATAATCAAAGTCAGACACAAGAAAGAGAAAAAAGAGAAGTAAATCCTAATGCATTAACGACTGCTCTTAATACTGTAAGACGTAATGCAGAAAGAGAACAAAGTATTGTAAGAGATATTCTGCAAAAAAATGAAACAGCAGCATTGCAAACTCGTGCTAATCAAGATGCATTAGTAGGAGATTTAGTTAGTAAAACACAAGAACAAAGTCAGAGTATAGCATTAGCTGCCACTGTGTCATCTGCTCTAAGTATAACAACTAATTCAAGTAGACAAAATTCAGAACAGCAGCAGAATAAGAACGAGGATCCAAGTGGTGCAAACTTTAGTGTATTTGGACCTACTAATAATATTCAAAATAATTTACAACCTCGACTACCAGAAACTACTAGTAAAGAAACTTCAGGAAGTTCTGTAAATAAAAATGTACAACCTAATCAGGCTGCTGGCAATGTCGATATTGCCGCTATAGCACAAACGCCTCAAGGTTTTGAATTATATATGAATGGTATGCGTGACGGACAATTTTACGCACCTAAGGAAATATATAAGGGTCAACGAACAGTAGATAACGCAAGAGCCGAGCGTTTCTTAAACGGCAAGAGCGACGTTCTACATCAAATGATGATTGAACAACAGTATAACATAGGAAATTAAAGGAGCAGTATGAATTTCATAATTAAAATGCTTTCAGGTGAAGGCGAACAAAATCTAAGTAGTAAGAGAGTCATTACATTTTTGGCTTTTCTTTTAATTGTAGTAGGATTCTTTGCAGAGTTATTTTTTCAATTAAAAGTAAGTACGCAAATGTTTGATGCTATTGTGTACATAGTATTAGGCGGGTTAGGATTTACTGCTTCGGAAAAATTTGTAAACAAGGATAAAAAATGAGCGACAAAAATATAGACGAACAAGTAGATAAATTAGAAGAGGCCGCAGAAAAATATGCCAGTGCTAATACTGTGATTAGTATTGGCGGCTATAGTTTTACTCCGGCAAAGTTAATGATTGCAGGTACTATAGTCAGTACAATACTTGGCGGACTTTACGGTGCATTTGAAGTATACAAAGACTATATGGATATGAAAGATAAGATTGCTAACTATGTAGCGCCTGATTTAAGTGAGCTTGAGAAAAAGTTAGAAGTTATAGAAGCTAATGTAAACAAGAGTACGGAGTATACTCAAGATATCAAAAACGATTTAAAAAATGATATACGTCGTTTAGAAACTGTAGTCGAAAATGTAGAGCGTAGTAGTAAGAGCGGTCTTCGCGATGCTGACCAAACTGTTAACTCGACTAAAAAAGAAGTAGATTTAGCGGTTAAGGAAATACGTAAAGAAAGTGATAATGCTATTAAAGATATACGTCGTTATTCAGATCAAACTATTAAAGAAATTAATCAAGAGCTAACTCGTAATCAAAAAGAAACACAACAAGAAATCAAACAACTTCGACGAGAAGTAGATGATAAAATCAAAAAGGCCTTGGATAACCCATTAGCCAACTAATAAATTAAAGGGCTCACAAGGCCCTTTAATTTTGTCTATTGCTCCTATAGAAAAATACCATAAAGAATCTATTGAAATCGCTTGATTTATAGATTAAATAAAAGTATAATATTAAGACAGTTTTAAACTGCACCATTTACACACAAGGAGACCAAAATGGAAAAACTAGTAGGAACTAAAACCGAACAGCATTTAAAGGATGCATTCGCAGGAGAATCAAAAGCTAACCGTCGTTATTTGTATTTCGCAAACATGGCTGACATTGCAGGTGCTACTGATGTAGCCAACATCTTCCGTCATACCGCAGAAGGTGAAACAGGCCATGCTCATGGTCATATGGAATATTTGATCGAAGGTGGCAGCGGCGATCCAGAAACTGGATTACCAGCTAAAGATATTGTACAAGCTCTTGAAAGTGCTATTCATGGCGAAACACACGAGTATACTGATATGTACCCTGGTATGGCACGTGATGCACGTGAAGAAGGCTTTGATGAAATTGCTGACTGGTTCGATACTCTTGCTAAAGCAGAACGTAGCCACGCTGGTAAGTTTCAGAAAACTCTTGACGCTTACAAAGCAGACAACGCTTAATTTGTAGTATTTAATAGGGGACCTAGTCCCCTTTTTTTCTCTAAGGAATAAAAATGTTAACACACAGTGATTTACACTCATTAGAAGAATACAGTCGAATCCGTAACGACTTTAAACGTATAGCAGTAAACCATCGTAAGCATCGACAGGTACAATTAGGTAATCATATGACCTTACATTTCGAGGATCGTGTAACTGTCAAATATCAAATACAAGAAATGCTGCTAATTGAAAAAACATTTACCTCTGAAGGTATTCAGGATGAATTAGATGCATATAATCCTCTCATACCTACTGGTACTAATCTAAAAGCGACTTTGACTATAGAGTATAGCAATCCAGAAATACGTGCGGCTAAATTAGAAGAATTACATCGTGTAGAAGATAAAATCTATATCAAAGTAGAAGGACATCAACCAGTGTATGCTATTGCGGATGAAGATATGGATCGTTCAAACGATACTAAAACTGCTGCTGTACATTTTTTACGTTTTGAACTAACACCAGAAATGATCAAAGACATGTGTGATTCAGATACTGCGTTTACTGTAGGAGTTGACCACCCTACCTATAATGAGTACACTAGAGTAAATACTTTGACTAAGGAAATGTTAGTCAAGGATTTTAATGAAAATAGTATCTTGGCATGATTGGTTAGAAAAGTATATCCCCTATTACGAAATCGATAGGCAACGTAGTAGATTTTTGGATAACCCGCCCGAAGTAATCCTAATTATAAATCCTATAGACAGAGTAGAAACTAATCTAAAGAACGGCATCAATTGGAGTAATTGGGATACTTGTCACAATCAAATTGTAGATACAGGATATAAGATGGCTCCGATATTTTTAGAACGTGACACGCATGGAAAATGGTATTGGGCATTTTGGAGTCGAGACGAAGCATTACTAACAGTAATTAAATTAAGCTAAATTTTTACTTAGATTCTTTTAATGATTATCAGTATGTATTTTTACCGTTTTTTAAGGTAAAATACAGATACATACAATTGTAGTATGTTTAATTTGAAAGGAAACATTATGTGGACTAAGCCAACAGCAACTGATATGCGTTTCGGTTTTGAAATCACTATGTATATCGCTAATCGTTAATTAGTATACACACAGTTAAAAAGGACTCTACGGAGTCCTTTTATTTTATATGAAAGTGTTGTTCTAACTGATGAAGATTTTGTTCAGTTGTAAAAACATTAAACACAGCAAATATAGCAGTTTGAAAACTGAATACAGCATGTTTCTTTCTAGTGTTAATATAATACCAGCGTTGATCCTGTAATTCTAAAATTTTATCATCTTCCAACCAAACGAAGTCGATTGGACTACAATGTTCTACGGTATATATAATTCTAAAAGTATTCGGATCTACATCCCTATGCCACGGAAAAAAGCCACCAGGTGGTAATTTAATATAGTGACATCTTCCTACAGTAAATCTATTTAGAAATTCTTTAAACGGAAATGAATGTTTAGTTTGAATAGCGAAGTCTTTTTCCTGAAGATGTGTTCCATTTTCACGATTATATTCTAGTACACTGTCCAGGTCTGGAACACCAGTGTCGTTGCCATCCATGCTGGTAATACTACAACCATATCGTTCAATTTTTTTTCTAGGATTATAACGAACCCAATTCAATGTTGTTAAATCAATAACATCAACGGGTATTGACAATTCGATGCAATCTTCGTATACTGTTAAATTATTCATCACTTATTTAATTGTTAATTTCTAATGTTGTAAAAAAGCCACATTTCAGGGCAGTTATTGACATAAGATATAAATACTCATATAATAGGACATAGTTACTTGTTGCACAGATAGCAACTTTGCCAAAAAAGCAAAAAGTTGTTGACAACAAGATAAATTACCTATATAATAGGTTACATAAATTATTTTTTAGGAACAAAAATGCAATTCACGAAGCATATGACAGTCAAAACGATAGCCAAGCAGGAGAGCTTTGTGCCCTCTTATTGGTCAGCGATTGATTGCATTATTAATCGTGAACTAGGGATGGGGTCCATGGAGGATCGTGTAAGTTAACAAGATTACACACAAACTTCAAAGGACCCCAGGATTAAAAACCCTGGGGTTTTTGTTTATGCAGTGAGTGTATAGGGAACGCGACCCTGCTGGCACTTTAAACATCGGCTATAATGAGGGCGGCCTACCGGATGATAAGTTCCTGGCGGTAACGGGAATGTGTAAAATGGTAGCGTAGTAAAGTGTACTATATGATCTAATAGTACATATTATGTAGAAGATCCGACGACTTCGTCGGTATGTGGGTACGAGTCCCACTATAGTATACTTTACTACACATTCTTCATTCGCCCTTCGACGGCGTCTAAAACCATAGGGGAGAGTGTTAAGGGTGTTTAGTCCCGTAATGGTATCGGGGGCGGACTGTAAATTCGTTGTCTTTGGCCTTCTCTGTTCGAATCGGAGAGCACCCACCAAACAATTCCGGAGTAGTATAATGGCAGTGCGGCGGTCTCCAAAACCGTTAGTGGGGGTTCGATTCCCTCCTCCGGAGCCAAACAAGGCTCGTTCATATAAAGGTCATTATGCTGGACTGTCTATCCGGACACAGGGGTTCGATTCCCCTACGAGTCGCCAATAGTAGCAACATTTTACAAGGAGAAAGAAAATGGGGCAATGGCAGTTATGATGATGATAGTCGCATTACTTTTGTTTATTGATAGAAATTTAAAATAAGGAGATCCTGTTATGGATAGTGACAAGACGGACGGCGGTCCTAAACGCTAGGGTGCGTAACTCAACTGGTTAGAGTAATCGGCTTTTAACCGATAAGTTGTGAGTTCGAGTCTCACCGCACCCACCATATAAAAACACATTCAAACACATAATGGCGTCCGGAGCTATGGGTTACTGTTACGAGAATCCAAGAATGTGTTTCTATATGGTAGTGTAGCATAATGGTAGTGCAGCACCTTCATACGGTGTACAGTGTAAGTTCGACTCTTACCACTACTACCAAGTTTATTCCGAGATAGCACAGCGGCAGTGCAGTTGACTGTTAATCAATTGGTCGTAGGTTCGATCCCTACTCTCGGAGCCAATTAACCTAAACGACTAAGAATGTTTAATGCTCTTGTTCTTAGTTTGTTTACAAATTCACTTTCACTTAGAATTCCTTTTTCTAAGTTACATTTTCTACAAGTTACTTGTAGATTATCATAAGTAGTCTTACCGCCTTGACTTTCTGGTATAACATGATCTAAATGTACTTCTGAATTTGTTAAGTCTACATCACAGTAGACACAACGAAGTCCATCACGTTCTATTACCATTCGGCGTAGGTTAAAGGGTATTCTATCTTTTGCCATCGGATTATTTATAAATGGTTATGCCCTCATAGCTCAAAAGTAGAGCACTCGACTGATAATCGAAAGACGTAGGAGCGTTACCTTCTGAGGGTACCAAAACTCGCGTTTGTTGACCGCGTAAAGTAGGATAAATTGTCAACAACAGACCCCCGCTTTACTAGATTGTGCGGTGAACAATCTAGACCGATTAAATACACATATGAAAGATCTGTTAGAAAAACTACCGCAATTGCTAGGCATGATGCCACAAATTGTACAATTTCTAAAGTACATTCCTATTCTTATGATTTTAGCAGGTATAGGCTACGGGATATATTTCTGGACACAGAATTATAAAGATCCTTATATTTGCGTAAACAATCAAGTTTTTGAACAACTAAGAGTAGACAGTGATGTCTATGTGTTCAAAGGCGACACTTGTGTTGATGCCAAAGACATAAAAGAATAATCTGGGGGATTAGTTAAATGGGATAACATCGGCTTTGCAAGCCGAGATTAACAGTTCGATTCTGTTATCCTCCACCATACAATTGGGGCATAGTGAAGTGGCATCACACCGGATTTTGATTCCGTTATTCTTGGTTCGATTCCAAGTGCCCCTGCCATATCGCTTTCGTATAATGGATAATACGCTAGGCTACGAACCTGGAAATAGGAGTTCGATTCTCTTAGGCGATGCCAAATTTACATTAAGGATTCGCCAGATTGAAACTTACGCATAACTTCATCTAAATGACTAATAGCATCGTAAGGTACTCCTGGAGGTAATCCTGCTCGTGTTCTACGTATATCAATTAAAAAACACAATCGATACTCGTCGGTATAATTGTGTGCTGAATGCACAAATTGATTATTGAACGCAAATATATCGTCCCAACGAACTTCTTCTCCATAAACTTCAAAGAAGATTTCTCCTTGAGGAACGATTAAAGGAATGTGTATGCGTATGAATTCTCCTGATCTATTTTCTATACCAGTATGTCTGTTTATAACAGAATTTGGTGCAAGAATAGAATAGTTTGCTATAGGACAATCATCACCATATTCATGCATTAATTTAAAAGCAGTAGGAAATCTTTTAATTATATCGTCATCAGTTTGTTGCCAAAAAGTATTTGCATCTCTATGTTCATACTTTAAACTATGAACACGCCAGCGACTAATGTCTGGAGTTTTGTTTTTATCTTGGACAAGATAATTTTGAACAGCAGGCGGTAGATCTCCTCTACTATTTAAATTAGTCGGAGTATTTTTAGCAGCTTCTTCTAGATTGTTAAACCCTTTTAAGAATTCTTCTCGTAATGCATCCTGATAGCTCATAAGATAATCTGCTATAGGTATTTCGTGTCTACGGTAAATTCTTTGTGGGAGTTCTGTTAAATTAGTTGTTTGCATCCGATATTTATTATTATAACAATGGTGTCCTTAATGTAGTGGCCTGCATACTAGTCTGTGAAACTGGAAGTACCGGATCGATACCGGTAGGACACCCCAATGCTGCTTTAGCTGATGTGGTCATAGCGGCGGTCTGAAGAGCCGTTGAACTTGGTTCAATTCCAAGAGGCAGCACCAAAAAGACTTGACAAGTATTAAACTAGAACATATAATTATGAAATAGTTTAACGCTTCTTTAACAATTTAAGTTTTACGTCCCGTTCATCTAGAGGCCTAGGATACCGCCCTTTCACGGCGGGTACACGAGTTCGAATCTCGTACGGGACGCCATATTGAAACACATTATTAGTGACGCTGGGAAGGACAAGATTCAGCGGTAAATAAATCCTTCATTAGTGTGTTTCAATATGGGAAGTTAGCTCAGTTGGTAGAGCGTCGCCCTTACAAGGCGAATGTCGGCGGTTCGAACCCGTCACTTCCTACCAAATTTCCTTCGGTAGTGTAACGGTAGCACGACGAGATTTATAACCTCGATTCGCTAGATGGGCGGTTAGAGAAGGTTCGAATCCTTCCCGAAGGACCAATATTAGTATAAGTATTATGGAAGTGTGGCAGAGTCCGGTTTATTGCACCTGTCTTGAAAACAGACGAGTCGAAAGGCTCCGTGGGTTCGAATCCTACCACTTCCGCCAACAAGGAGATTGTTATGAGCACAGAAGCAGATAAGTTTCACCATAGCAAGAGGCTTCATAAAGACGAAGTGGCCATTGATAGACAGGTTCGTATTGCTAAAGATTACTACATGCATCATAACGGTCGTTGGAAGTATTTAGAACAGCCACATCGCAATCATAAAAAGCATATATTGAACTGTGGTGATCCTAAGTGCTATATGTGTGGCAATCCTCGCAAGATGTTTAAAGAAGAAACTATGCAAGAACGTAAACATAAACAAGATAAATTTTATAGAGATAATGGAAAAGATATAGAAGATGTATGAAGTAAATTATAAAGATGTCGATGGTGTTAACTGTTGTGAAGAATTTGAAAATTTAACACTAGCAATTAATCGTAGTAAAGTATTAAACAAATTTGTTACTATTAGCTTCGATGGTAATCAATTAGTAGGTAAATTTGGTGTCGACAGTGTTGAACACGGCTATCTTCCAAATGGAGACAATTATAGTTGGAAAAAACGTAGACAATGATAGAAGATTTTACATATAAATTTTTTGATATACCTAATTTAGAAGCTATACAAAATAAATTTTGGGACAAAATTCCTCTTGAATATAAAAGTCAGCAAACTTATATTGAAATAGACACTGATCGTATTGGAAATTTTATACCTTTAATAGAAGCTGTTAACTTATTTCATAACTGGGACGATGTATATAAAGTAGCAATAATAATTGTTCAACCATATTCTCATCATCAAATACATAAAGATATAGGACCATTTATCGAAACTACTAAATTTGTTTTTAACATTCCTATTAAAAATTTTGAAGATACATATACATTTTTTTATAAATTAAAAGAAGGAAGAAATCCAAAATTTGATATTAAATGGAAAGATGTAGATATGATGACTTATGAAAGATCGGATGTAGATGAAATAGATAAGTTTGTATGTAACAGACCATGTTTTTTTAATACACAGATTCCTCATAAGGTTCAAAATTTTGGAGATACTATAAGAGCATTAATTTCTATTAGATTTAAAACACCATTTAACTTTGAAAAAATTTTTAATTCAAAGTGATATAATCAATTGCGGGAGAGAGAAACGGTTTACTCGTTGGTCTCATAAGCCAAAGACATCAGGTTCGACTCCTGCTTCCCGCAACCAGCTTTAAACTTATGATACCATTTAGATATCTTGATATTGAAAATCACGAATTAATTACTAAAAAATTAAATGATTTACTTTTAAATTCTTTATACTTTAATGTAAGTAAAGATTTTAATGTAATTTTTAGTTTTAATAAAAAATTCGAAAATCAAAGACCGTATGATATACATAAACATACTAACTTTTGGAATTTTTTAGATACTAATGATGTGTTAGAAAAAATTCCAGAATTTAGTAATATTTTTAAAAAGTTGGACATAGAAGTGTTTCGTTTCAATCTTATTGTTATAACAAAAGATTATGGTGTATTGCATACCGATGCAGGCGGCAATGATCAGACATTACGAATTAACTGGCCCATATATAACTGTGATACAGGAACACAAACACATTTTTATAAATTAAAAACAAATAAAACTATAAAAACATCTTATGTACCTCCGAAAGGAGAAGAAAATATAAAAGGCCCAGTTACTACTTTTTATGACCCAGATGATATCGAAGCATCTTTAGGTTACTATGTATTGACACAGCCTGTGCTATTCAGTTATATTATACCTCATAATGTTATATTATCAGAGGAAATTAAGTATCCTAGAGTAATTTTATCGATAGATTATCAAAGTGATACGCTAAGATTATAATGGTGCGGTGCCTGAGTGGTCCAAAGGAACGGTCTGCAAAACCGTAAAGCCGTCGGTTCAAATCCGACCCGCACCTCCAGACATAGCAGTAAATAGAATTATGCCCCGATGGCGGAACTGGTAGACGCGGTGGTCTTAGAAGCCACTACTTCGGTGTGGGAGTTCGAGTCTCCCTTGGGGCACCAAATGATGCGGGTATGGTGTAATGGTAACCCGAGACCTTGCCAAGGTTTAGTTGAGAGTTCGATTCTCTCTACCCGCTCCAACTTTCGGTCCTTAGCTCAGTGGAAGAGTTCTGGTCTTCGAAACCAGCTGTCGGCAGTTCGAATCTGTCAGGACCGGCCAATTAGGAGATAACAATGGAATTAAAATTCAAAAAATTTGAACCAGCTAATCAGGTTGCAAAAATTAAAATCTCTGAATTGGTTCAGAGAGGTGGAACAATTGTTGAAGATCGCAGAGAGTATGTTGAGGTAAAACGCCTACAAAGTATTGCTCATATTGATCAATACGGTAGAGTAGAATGGAGACCAGAGTAAAAGAGTTTTTATAATGAATATACAAATTTATAAAACTCCACTAGAATTTTTAGTTGTGGATAATTTTTATGAAAAAAATGAGTTAGAACTTATTTGGCAAGAATTAGATTTTTTACGCCCTAAATTATTAGATCCTGAACATACAGGGTCTGCCAGATCAATCGAAGGAAAAATTTTAAAAAATAACAAAGGAATTTTCTTAGACGAGTGTTATACTAAGAGAGAAATAAGCAACATTTTACAATTAAATCGAAAAATATTCTGTAATGAAATTATAGATAATATTAAAAGAAACTTCGGAACATTTTATAAATTATATCCTAAATCTAATATAGATTATACTTTGGTAAATTATTATGAAAATGGAGGTTTCTATAAACCCCATGAGGATGATGGAATCTTTACTGCTATTTCTATTTTTTACAAAGATCCAAATTCAATAAAAGGCGGCGATTTATTTTTTCCAGAATATGGTATATCCATAGAAGGCAGATCTAACAGATTAGTTATTTTTCCTAGCACTGTTATACATTCTGTTTCCGACGTAGAGACTTTATCAAAAACTCCAGGATTCGGAAGATATAGTATAAGTCAGTTTGTAAGATATAATACTTAAAATTAATGATCGATATACACAGCCGAATAAACTTGACTTTTCCGATCTACGACTATATACTTAACTGTGGTCGTAAGCAAACTGGAAAAGCTCCCACTCGTTGGGTCGGGGATGGGCACAGGCAACGCCAAGCTCTTGTAGGTTCGAAGCCTACCGACCACACCAAATTTGGTAATACTTTTTCTTGACTTTGCTTTGAACTTAAAGTAAAATATAGGTTCATTAGTTAAGTTCTTGAAAGGAAACAAAAATGAATCTTAAACTTAAAGCAGCAGCAATTTCATTAGGTGTAATAGGTAGTGGATTTTTAACAGGACTTGTTATGAGTCAACTGCCATATTGGGTAGCAGGAATATTTGTACTTGTATTTGCATTAGGATTAGTTTATAATCTTGCACTTGCTAGTTTAAAGTTTGATGAAACAGTGGACGAGATGCGAGAGAAATACAAAGATTAAAGTTTTACGGAGGCGTGGCCGAGAGGCTTAAGGCAGCAGTTTGCTAAACTGTCGTAGGGATTAAACTCTACCGTTGGTTCGAATCCAACCGTCTCCGCCAGTTTTTTTTTTGAAAGAAAATTATGTTATTATTTTTGAAGAAATGGACTCCTGTGTTAATGGTATTGTTTACCGGGTTAGGTATGCTATTACATTATGATGATACTAATATGTTTAGTGCATATACTACAGGATTTACTGGTTGGTTAGTTGTAACTGCAAATGAATTTTTTCCTGAGAGACCCAAATATGAAAGCTAATAAATCTTTTAAGCTAAGTAAAGAAAGTAAGATGATCATGGCTAGTATGCTACCTCCACATAGTCATGAATTTAAACGTGCTATGATTCAAGCAGAACTAGCAGCAGCGATTAGGCCTAAAGCTAATAAAGCAGATCGTAATACTCCTGACTTAGAAAGATAATTATGAATGAACAATTAGATGAAAATCAAGTACCTTGCGGTTGTGGACGTAGTGCCAGTGGTTTTTGTACTGGACTACACAATCTAACCGAAGACGAGTGGCAAGCAAAACTAGAATCTGAATTTGAGGACGAATAATGGCAGCTAAAAGTTTTAAACGTGATCCAATGAAGACCAAAGCAGGTAAAATCCGTCTTGGTCCTTTGAATATCAAACAACTTAATGAAATGCTTAATACTTGTCGTCCTAAGCATAAAATGAAAATTCAACGACGTATTCAGACTTTAATTAAGTATGGACATAAAGTTGAAGAAGTTGTAGTAGAATAAATTAAAGCCCTTTTAGTTAAATGGTATAACAGTTGATTTGTAATCATCTATTGGCAGTTCGATTCTGTCAAAGGGCACCAAGAACCTCGCAGTCCCTTCTGCGTAATTAAAGGGGGTGATTGGCACTAACCAGAACGCCAGGGCTCATACGATGTCGCCTCAAAACCCGCTTTACATGGGTGCAAGAAAAATCGTAGGTGGAGTTCACGCTCTAGCCATAAGTACAAATGTGTGGACAGGGTAACTACTCAGTCAAGGGCTAATGAGGATTAGTGGCTTGACACTTTTAACAGTATTTAGAAATGAAAAAACTAGCAGTATTGGGTAGAGGCACAGTAGGATGTATGACAGTTGCTCACTACCTTCGATGGACAGATTGGGAAATAGATTGGATTTATGATCCATTAATACTACCTGCAACTGTTGGAGAAGGTACGACTCTTGTATTACCAAGATCTCTAGATGCTAATTTAAGGTTTGATTCTCAAGATTTAAATAGAATAGGATCAACAGTAAAAACAGGAATATTTAAAAAGAATTGGGGCATTGGTAAAGCCTTTACGCATTCATTTCCAGTAGGTGCAGTAGGAATACACTTCAATGCTGTAGCATTCCAAGATTATGTTTTCGAAAAAGTTTCAAAAAACTCTAGAGTCAAACTTATCGAAGAAAACATAACCCCAGATAATATAGATGCTGATTATGTTATGGTGTGCTCTGGAACACCAAAAAATTTCACAGATTACGAAACCGCAGATCATATTCCTGTTAATGCATGTTATGTGTCGCAATGTCCGTGGGAATATGCTAGATTCACGCATACATTGACTATCGCTAGACCTCACGGATGGATATTTGGAATTCCGTTACAGCACCGATGTGCAAT